AGCCCCTACGTCGAACGCATCAGCCTGTTCGACATGTTCGTCGACCCCGACGCCCGCCGCCCCGAAGAGATGCGCTGGATCGCCCAACGCACCTGGCGCGCCCTCCAGGACGTGCGCGTCGACAGCCGCTACGACACCAAGGCACGCAAAGCGGTCAACGCCTCCAGCTGGTCGCGTTGGGACTCCGACGACACCGACGGACGCGGCACCGAGGACATCCCCGACAAGGGTGCGATCAGCTACTGCGAGGTCATCGAGTTCTACGACATCAAGCGCAACACCGTCTGCACCTTCGCCAACTCGGGTGAAGACACCGAAGGCAACAACTCGGCGCGCAACGGCTCGTTCCTGATCAAGCCCGCCGAGGTCCCCTACCCGTTCTGCCATCCGTTCGTGATGCTGCGCAACTACGAGGTGCCCGACAACTTCTACCCGATGGGTGAGCTGGAGTCGATCGAGTCGTTGCAGTTGGAGCTGAACGAGACGCGCAACCAGATGCTGAACCACCGCAAGCGGTTCGCCCGCAAGTGGATCTACTCCAAGGACATGTTCGACGAGGACGGCGTGCGCGCCCTCGAATCGGACGTCGACAACACGATGATCCCGATCATGGGCGACGTGAACCCGGCGAACTTCATCGCCCCGCTCCCTTCCATCGGCACCCCGCCCGACTTCTACAACCAGTCCCAGATGATCGAAGAGGACATCAACACGGTGTCCGGTGTCAGCGACTACATGCGCGGCCAGCCCGAGTCGAACATCCGCCGCACCGCCACCGAGGCGGCGATGATCCAGGACGCCGCCAACAGCCGGGCGCGCGACAAGCTGGCCAAGGTCGAATCGTTCCTCGCTGACTGCGGCGAACGCATCGTGCAGCTGATGCAGGAGTTCCTGACCGGCGACCACGTTGCCCGCATCACCTCCGTCGCCGGGCGGGCCTGGGTCAACTACGACGCCGACTACCTCCAGGGTGAGTTCGACTTCGAGGTCGAGGGAGGCTCCACCGAGCCGCGCAACGAGGCGTTCCGCCGCCAGTCTGCCCTCCAGCTCGTCGACGCCATGGCCCCGTTCATCTCGATCGGCGTCATCAACCCCTCCGGCCTGGCCCGCTACGTCCTCCAGTACGGCTTCGGGATCAAGGACACGTCGTCGCTGCTCAACGGTCCGGTGGACCAGCAGATGCAGCAGCAGCAGATGGACCCGAACGCCCAGCCCCAGCCCGGTCAGGAGCAGATTCCACCCGACGCGCAACAGGTGGACATGGCCCAAGGCCCGCCCGTCGCGCAGATGCCACAGGGCGGCGGCGGACAGATCGACCCGGCCATGTTGGAGCAGATGCTCGCCGGACCGTAGGAAACGTGCTTCAATAGCCACGACCAGGCATCGAGCAACCGGAAGGACTCATAGTGCCGGACTACAACCCCTTCGTAGATGGAGGGGAACCTAGTTCGTCGGCAGAGGACCCCGCCCAAGGCGGACAAGTCCCGGACGGACAACCCACCGATCAGCAACCCGAAGCGGAATACACCCCCAAGTCCTACCTGGACGTTGACGACGTAGCCGATCGCTACGTCAAGGTCAAGGTCGACGGGCAGGACGAAGAGGTACCCCTCCGTGAGGCGTTGTCCGGGTACAGCCGACAGGCTGACTACACCCGCAAAACCCAAGAGCTGGCGCAGCAGCGACAGCAGGCCGAATACGCACTCGCCGTCCAGCGAGCACTGCAAGCCGAGCCTGCCGAAACGCTCCGTCTCCTCAGCCGCCAGTACGGCGTCCAGTTCGAGCAATCGCCAACGCCCACCGGGCGTGAGCAGCCGTCCTATGACGATGGCTACGAACCCTCTCCGTATGCCGACCCGATCGAAGCCCGGCTGAATCAGCAGCAGCAGATGATCGAACAGATGATGGGCCAGCAGGCCCAACGTCAGGCGGATGAGACCCTTCGGGCAGCGATCGGTGGTCTCCAGCAGAAGTACCAGTTGGACGATTCCACCACCAGAGAGGTCGTCAGCACGGCACTGCAATCCCGCATGGGGCCAGAGTCATTCGAGATGATCTACAAGAACATCGCCTTCGATCGTGCCCAGTCGGCACGGGCGCAGGCGCAGGCCCAGCGCGCCACCCAAGAGGCGCAACGCGGGGCCAGAGGTGTGGTGGCGAACCAGCTGATCGGGAACGGATCGTCAGCCAACGGTGCTGGCGGGCCACAGCCCGGGGCTTCTGATGGACCCATGTCCCTCTCCGAAGCCTTCGCCAAGGCCGAGCAGGATCTCGGATACGCGTAGGCCGTACACCCTCAAGGACGGCTCACCATGGTCTTCGCCAACCCACAGCATCTCCCGGTCAACTGGGACGACATGTTGTCGACAACGATGCACAACTACCACAAGACGCTGACCGACAACATCTTCAACGGGCGACCGTTGCTCAACTACATGATGTCGAAGGGACGTGTCCGCAAGATCAACGGCGGCGTCTCCATCGTCGAGCCGCTGATCTACGCCGAAGGCGAGTCCGGCAGCTACTCCGAATGGCAGCAGCTGACGATCACCCCGCAGGAAGGCATCTCGGCGGCACAGTTCCCGTGGCGTCAGGTGTACGCCACGATCTCCATCTCCGGTCTCGAAGAGGCCATCAACAACGGCAAGGAGCAGGTCCTCTCGCTGCTCGAAGCCAAGGTGATGCAGGCCGAGGAGACGCTCAAGAACCGGATGAGCAAGATGCTCTACGGCACCCAGTCGGCCCCCGACGCGACGAAGGACTTCCTGTCCCTCGATGCCATCATCGACTCCACCGGAGCGATCGGTGGGATCAACCCGGCCACCGCCGGGAGCGAGTTCTGGAAGTCGATCGAGACCGCCGTCGGCACCGTCGATGCCTCCGGCCTGGAGAGGGCGATGAGTGCTGCCTACCACTCGTCGTCCGACTCAGGCTCCGACCGCGTCGATGCCATCTTCACCGGCCAGGGCACCTACGAGTTCTATGAGTCGACGCTCACCCCGCAGGTCCGCTACACCGACACCAAGTCGGCGAACCTCGGATTCATGAACCTGCTGTTCAAGCAGACCCCCGTCTACTGGGACTTCGACTGCCCGGCCGGGGTCATGTACGGGATCAACTCGAAGTACGTCGGACTGGTGTTCCACTCCAGCCGCTTCTTCGCCCAGACCCCGTTCTCCAAGGGGCTGTCGGAGAACATGGCGTCCGCCCACGCCACCAGCGGCCTCGCTTCCAGCGTCGATGCCCGGTACTCGTTCATCACGGCGTACGGCAACCTGACCACCCGTCAGCGTCGTCGGCACTTCAAGCTGACCGGCATCGTCGCCGCACCGTGACAACGTGGGGGGGACGGGCACTCATCCAGCCCGCCCCCCTCACCCATCCGAGGAGAACCGATGAGCGATACCTCGCCGTACGGAGTGACGCAGAACGCCGACGAGGCGATGGTCACCGCCAACGAACTCGTCGGCGAACGCGCCGGGTCGATCCGCGAGAACGCCATGTTCGGCTCGGCGGCGGCATTCTCCACCGCCCCCTACATCCCGCCGCATTACAGCGGCTGCCACGGCAAGAACAGCACCTGTCAGGCGTACCCGATCAGGGGCACGCAGTGGTGCATCTTCCACACGCCGAAGGACCCAGGTGAACCTCCAACAGCTCCGTGACGCCATCCGCAACCAGCTGGACATGGACTCCGAGGAGCTGCCCAACGCTCTGCTGGACTCCTACCTCCAGGAGGGCTACACGCGCACCATCGCCATGGAGACGCGCTGGCCGTTCTTTCAGGCGGTGTGGACGCTGTCAACCGTCGAGTCCGTCATCGACGTCCCCGCCGGTTGCAACACCGCTCAGATCTCCTCCTTCATCGACGGCGTCACCGGTGTCCGCCTGATGCAGATCGCCCCCGAACTCGCCGAAGACAACTTCGTGTCGGGGGCCGTCGTGACCTCGCCCATCTACTACTCGATCTGGGGCGACAAGATCACGCTGTGGCCGCACTACTCCGGGGACCCGCGCGACTTCAAGATGCGCGGCTACCGGCTCGAAGCGGACTGGGTCGGGGCCGGGGCCAGCGCCGAGGTCGACGCCGACCCGCGAATGCACCAGCTGCTCGTGCACTACGCCATCGCCCTCGCCTACGCCCAGCAGGAAGACGAAGTACTCGAAGACGTGTACATGAAGCGGTGGCAGGCCAGCTACCTCGCCGTCCACAACGCCATCTGCACGCCGCGCCATCATCG